ATCCATATCATGTGGATCAGATGCTCTTCCTTTTATGTGAGACAATATCATTCTACAGGGTTGATCTATAGTACCATCATTTCTTCTTACGTTAAATACTTTACCTGTATTTAATACAGATGCAGATGATTCGCTCCCTGGTGCTCGTGGGGTAAAAGCAGTAGCTTCAGCGGAACACAAAATAAGAAGATTGGGAGGCATAGCATTAATAACTTCTTTCGCTCCATCAGTCAACCAAGATGTGATAGCGGTAGTATCCGAAGCACCACTCCCAACAGTAGTCTCTACCGTACCCACCATATCTTCTACCTGTACTTGAAATGTTTGTGCCATTATGCTTCAATCACCATAATTTCTAAATCAGATCCCGAGCTACCTGTCTCTGCCTTCGCATATAAAGCGGCTGCCGCTCTGAATAAAGCAACTTCTCCGGGTTTCAATTTTATTGAATATGAACTTGTTAGACCAACTTCTATATAATAGGTTGAATCTAGATTTTTAAGATATACATATCCCCAAGTTGCAACATCACTACCAATAACTATCAGCTCATCACTAGTTCCAATTTCTTGAACCACATGGGTAAAGGAATCTCCAGAAACATCTGCATAAGTAGAATCATGTTTATTTTGTTTGACACCGCTCTTGCTATATTCTAGCTGAGCTTCAATTCTTAATTCGTTAGCCATTATTTCTTCCTCTTTGCCCTTTTGCTTTTCTTGGGCTTCGATTTCTTTTTCTTCTTCTTTGGAGGCCTTCCCACCTTACTCCCGTATGTTCCTTTTCCGTATGGCATAACTATCTCTCCTTAATTTGCTGTGATATTAACCTTGATACCTGCTTTAGTATAAGAAAACTTTTTCTTTCCGACTTTTGGCATTATGCATTTCTCCTAAAGTTTTTAATGTCCTCTTCCATAGATACTGATCTAAATTCTATATCAGTTCTTTTACCTATCTCACTAATCATATAGATATCAGTAGTCCATTTATTATCTTTTGATTTAGATTTCTCACACTTAGGGCAAGAAGCACCTTTATGATATCCATGTCTATTGCAAATCTTAGCGACTATCATCAATCCTACTACTAGATACAGATTCTAATTGATCTAATCTTTTCTTCATAGATTCAATTTCTTTTATGCATTTCTCATATTCAACATGAAAATCTCTTGCTGGATGAGAATTCTTTTCAAGCTTTTCTAATCTTTTGACTAGCTCATCGCTTCTCATTGAGGTGGAAGGAAATTTGACTCTCCAACCACCTAATTCGAGATAAAACCTTTATCGCTTTATCTCACAGTTTATAACTGCTAATCCTTATTGATTCGGATTATTATGCATTAAGCTACGCTGTAGCCATCAACTACCTGATCTCTAACTACTTTCATATCCTTGACAAGCAGTTGTGAATCAGCATGATCTTTACCATGACACCATATATAAGGAATCAATGTGTCACCACTATCGAAAGTAAACGAGGCAGTTGCAGTTGGAGCCGCTAAGGCACCAGCACCTGCTTCTGCATTACTAACATGCTTATAGGTAACAGCACCACTTGATGCCAATATAACTCTTAACTGAAGATTGTCACTATCAGTTGGAGTTTGAGTAGTATCTGTATAAGTACCAGAGCCACCACCATTCAAATCAGTAGCTATCTGTATCTTATCAGATTCTTGTATGCCAAATGTAGCAAAGTCCTCATATATAGGATCACCTGTACCTGCCGCTACAATCGGAGCATGACCATCGTTAAAGTTCTCAGCTTTTCTAAATCCGATAGACATACCATCATATGTAGTCCATTCAGTTGTCCAGAATGTCACATCTATATACCCAGAATGCGTACCAGCTAAGAATATGTTGGATTTATTTCCAAGAGGAGAACCCCCAGGAACTAATTCCCATCCTAAGTCAGCAGCCGTGTCTTGATCCATTTGCATGTTCAATCCTGCGGCAGTACTACCTGTATCGACAGCAGGAACTGTTCCTTCGAAAACTGGTGTTTCTACTGGGCCAGTACTTGCGCCGATTCTGCACATCTCTACAGGATATAATTCGCCATTTGCTCCTGGAAATATCATACCAATACGATGCTCGGTAGCTGTTACTGGGCCAGAAGAGTTAGACGACTGTGCATGACTAAACATAGGACTACCACATTTAATATAATTCCAATCAAATATGGTAGTAGGTCTGCTTTTGCCATCATATGCATTACTACTTTTATTTAATACATCACTTCTCATCTTACACGCCCTCCAGGTTGATCAATGCATGGGTTTCAGGAAGAGATACTTCAAGACCTGCTTCTGTTAGAATCATGTCTTTCCGTAAGTCTTCATCAGCCTGTTGCACATTTGTCGTGATATGCGTATCACGATTCATACCATTCCCAACGAGAGGTCTGTATGACACATGATCAAGGTCAACCATCATGCAAAAGCCAGAAGCGAATCCTCTAAACAACGGTTCTCTAACAAGAGTTAAATCACCATGAATAGTATCAACCTTCATAACTTTATGCCCAAATGAACCTTGAGACTGATTGAAGTTATACCTAAATGGGTTATCTTCACTAGCAGTACCGGCGGCTACGCCAATAAAACCAGTTGAGCCAGATCCAGTATGTCCTAACTTATTAAAGTATGATATTACAGGCAAACTGGATAGAGCCAATTTAGAACTACCACCACCCCTTGCAGGGTCGAATATAACCTCAAAATCACTCAATAGATCATCATATGTCCATTGAGCTACAGTATTAGACTTATAATATGGAACACCTTCGTTATATGATACTTGAGAACCATCATTAACAACGTTTCCATATCCTGCCGCTATTGTACTTCCAACAATACCTTCTGAGTATTGAATACCGCCAGCACTGCCTTTTTGTCCAAAAAGCATAGCCCTTTCGATATCCACTTTATGTTCTCTTAGTTTAAGATTCCATATTCTAGACCATTCATCAGCATAACCCCTGTACACAGTTGCTCTTGCCGTATTACTCATTTCAGCAGCCGTTTTGAATATCTGAGTATATCCATACTCATTATCAAGCTCTGAAGACCATACGTCGGGAGAACCACTTCCTTCTTGGAAGGATGTCCCAATAACGGTACATTTTGAGTCGTCAGCCAAAGCAAGTGTACTTGTGGTACCAGTATGTGATATGGAGGTCACATTTACTGTTGTTTGTGCTGTTGAACTAGTGTTGTCTACAGAATTAATCCGTACATTCGCAGTAGTAGGAACTTCGTTACCATCGACATCGCCGATAGCAACTACCATTCCGGGAATTAACCATTGAACGTAAGCCGCTCCAGTAGTATCAAAAACCATGTCCATGCTACTACCTTCGGCAACCAATGTAGTCGCTCCTTTTAACAAGAAGCTCCTATCTGTCATTTCAACCTTTGTTCTATCTTCTAGGAATCTAAACTGAGAATCAGATGTTGGAACTTTAGCAACTTTCGATAAGTAGACAAAGAATGGGGATTCATCTGGTGCCAATTCTGCGACTCTGTCGCTAAAATCAAACAGTCTTCTTGATGGTATAGTACTATCAATGACTGCACCAGGAGTTCCAAACTTTACTTGTCCACTATTTAGAGTTGAGTTTAAAGCCATCTCTATTTTCTCCTAAGTTTATTTTATAAAACGTTAGTTCGACTTCCAGCACCGACAACTTCATCCCATAATTTATCCTTTTGGGACTTGCTTGCAGGTTGCTGGCCCTGAATTACTCCAGGGGAACGAGGAGATTGCTTATTTGCCCTTACCTGGTCTAAAGAAGAATTTGGTCTTGCAGTCGTTTCATTTTCATTCTTTAGAAATACATCAACTAATGTTTCTATTGATAAGTTCTCTTTAGGCTGTGAAAAGAATTTCACGAACCTACTAGCCTGATCGTTAGTAAAATTGTATTTACTTTTTAAATCAGTCTGAAGATTATTTACAAACATTTGTTCTTGTAGTGCCGACATATGACGGCCCACTGTTGAATCAACCATCTTTTGCTGATCTTTCATCCGCAATTTATAAGATGGAGATTCTGGTTTATAATAAGCATCCCACGGGTTAAATTCATCTTCCGTCATAGTCTTCTCCTGTTGACCTCGTCCTGCGATATTTTCCTGTATCATTGATACTAGATCGGGTCTATTTTCAAGAAGGTTAACAAGTGGTTTGAATTTTTCCATCTCCCGAACC